TTCGTACTCGAAATCAGCGGATCGGGAGCAATCTTCGATACACTCAATTTGACAAGATCCCTCTGTCGCTTGCCAGTCTGGTGACTGACAAAGAGGGCTTTTGTCGCATCGTCAGTGCTAAACTCACCAGAGGTGAGTCCAGCACCAATACGTGGCAGGCTAAACGGGGTTCCCGTCCAGCCTGTCATGGCGATTGACTGAGGATCAGCGAACATAAGGCACTACCTTTACAGTTGATAAGCGACAGATCTTGTCGCTTTTGGAAAACTCGCTTAATTATGTTTTAATACGCGAGTTTGTTGCCGCCTAGGGTAAGTCCCAAAGCGGCGAGGATAGCCCATTGCCTATCGCTGAAAGCGTTAGGGTTTAGGCCGAATCCATAAGGGGTTGCCTTTCTCCGGAGCTTTTGGATAGTACCAAGAGTCTGGTAAAGCTGAACCGGCCTATTGCCACAAGTGGCACCGGTCAGAGTATAGATATCACTAATGACAGTTTCCTGCATTATATATCCATACTGCAAAATGAGCCCATCAGCCAGGAACGCCGATATGTTGCCAATTACGGCACCAAGGTCGACAATCCAGTCTAGGGCCCAACTCCAGGGCGTAAGGTTATAGAGAACTTCCGGTGTTAACCGGGTCCCAAGCAACTTATTTGCGAGCTGTTCATACCGTTTTGCGCGGGCAAGGAAATAATCACCTTGTTCCACGTAATAGGTAAAACTGCCCTCAAACCAAGTACGCTTGGTGACAATAGTCTCTTTTACCCTCCGTCCCTTCGTCGTCATCGTTGAGTTCAGCGTGATAGGCGCAGGGTACTGATCGCCCTCATCTGTAATCGTAGTAGACGACTGCAATGGAAATTCTAGGGACCGATGAATCTTTTGGCCCGAATTACGCACATACTCTTCAATCAGTTTCTGACTGTGTTTTAGAGCATGACACGTTTTCCAAATATCACTTAGGAGAGGTTTCCACCCAAATTCGACATTCAAGTACTCGTTGCCCGCATCGCGGGCACGTTTTGTACGTTGGTGCCAAGTTTCGAGTGTAGGAGCGAGCGGCAAGCCGTCTCGCTTCAACTCTCCAAGTGCATTTGCTAGATTCGCTACAGGATTTGTGGGGGTGCAAGCTCTTATAGCATAAGTCCCTAAGACATTAACTTCTGTCTCATTAATAGGATCTATGCTTGGGAACAAGTTCCCCGCTATTCCCGCCTGATCGTCATGTTTGGCGAACAAGCGGCCCGTATAGTTATATCGCAAGATATTTCCATTAGGGCGCTGATAAGTTGCCAACCCACCACCGAATTGATCCTCCCCAGTTTGGGGAGATTCGGTAATGGTATTGTTGGAACTGATCGGGACTCCAAACCTGGAGTCGGAATAGAAATTCCTTTTCGTAGTAAAAGGATTACCACGATCGAAATTTCGGAG